ACGGTGTGCCCTTGACTACAATAGGATACCGGCGTAACCAACGACATAAGCGTTGTCGGCGGCCAAGGCTTCTGCACCCTGTAGACCCATTGCGGCCAAGTATTCTTGGTGACCTGTTATGCGCAGATTCACAATGCCCTCGCTGTATGATCGGGGTATCTCATTCCCTTTATATCGGGTAATGGCCCTAACGACCCGATGAGCGCTACGAGCGTCCCCGGTGTAAGCAAACACACGACTCGCAAAGCGGACGTTGGGGTCTGCAATCGAGTTAATCCTTTCGGGGTACACCATACGCTTAGCTACCTCTTCCGGCGAGCGATCAACTACACCAGCCACCCATTCATGACCTAGAAAGTGTAATTCCTCACCAAACTTGGATAGTAGAGACTTGTCTACATTCACGGTCAACCCAAGTTCACTGGCAACCTCTGCTATTCGTGGCAGTGGGACGTAAACGTCCATGCCTAGTACTGAGTCGTCACCGAGCACTAGAATACGGGACTCTTCTATAGGCTTTCCCCACAATCGAAGACTGATGTATTGCATACTAATGTAGTTAATCACCGAGTCTACTAACTGCGTGAAAAAGCTACCACTTGGTACTCCGTGGTTCTTTTGCCAAATGAAACCATCTGGCATAACTATAGTGGTGTGTATGAAATAGTGGACTATCCTATCCCATGCTTTATCCCAAACACCATCAACCAGAAAGTGAGTTTTGAGGATACGAAATGCGACAGTTATTAACTGTGGCGCAACTGAGGAATCAAATCCAGAGTAGTCTAGACTGTAGCGCAGCCCAGAATTCCTTATCCTCCCCATTCTAGCTGATATCTCATGTCTATGCAGCCCAGCGGCCATAGGAGTTCTCCAGCTCATAAACCTCGATATAAGCGGATGAGCAAAGATTGCCTCAAGCATTGTAATGCTTTGAGGGTAACCCCAAACCAACCGGGTCTTAGGTCCATCATCGCCATGTTGAGTTCTGTGGTAAGCCACACAAGGTTGAGCCTTGGCACCTTCAACAAAGGCGTACATGAGATCCCGATCTTCTACAAACGTATCTTTCTTCTTAGCAAGATACGGTAAACCGGACGATTTCTCGCCCTTTAGTGCTCTACGGAAGGTTGCCTCGTCTTCCGGATGTAAAGGCGTCAGCTTGTTGGCTTTACCACAGCCAAATGCCCGATAAGCGAGTTTAACCGCTTGATCGAACACCTCTTCGTCTGGCTCAAACATTGGTTTCCCTCCATACTTAGCCAGCTTATCAAAGAGCTTGTCAGGTTCGAAGACGCTCTTATTATCGATTGCGTCATCAGAACGAAACACGCCTGCGTCAGCTAATTTCCGTTGCAGTACACGGTCGACTACAATTCCCGTTCGTCGATTCAGTTGCAGCAACAGCTCTCCACAACGAGGACCGTCGTAAGGACGGAGCCTCCTTACCCCACCAAGCCTCTTAGCTGGTGATTGCGAAATCATCAAGTCGCCCCTTTCTACAGGCACATACAGTATCAACACTAAAGCTCCAGTGCGCTGAGCAATAGGTAAGTCCTCCACGTTTTCCTCAAGTGAAAAAT